AAGCACAAATTTTTAGGTGCCAGTCCAGATGGTATAGTATCAAATCATTATTTAGTAGAAATTAAATGTCCATATACTCGCCGATTATCAGGTGCGATTTCATTAAATTACTTTGCCCAAGTTCAATTACAATTAGAAGTAGCAAATCTTGAAAAGTGTTATTTTTATGAATGTATATTTAAGGAAGTAAATCTAAAAAAAGAATGTAAAAATACAGATTGTTGTGGTTATAATGAAGATAAGAAAAATTGGTGGTATTTAGGTGATAGTAATCTTTTAATTATTGATAGAGATAGAGAATGGTTCGCAAGAAATATTAATACATTTAAGAAATTTCATAAAGAATTAAAGAACCAACATAAAACGATTAAAAAAGGTAGTAAAAAGAGAAAACGAAGTCTTGTTTTTCCTGAAGAGAGACCAAAAAAGAAAAGAAAGACTACAAAAATCAATACAGTAAATTGGATTAGTGAAGGTAACATTAGAAATTATATTATTGGAGATACTTTAACAGATTGGTTAGATTTACATGGACATAAAAAATATGAGAAAGAGCCATTTAATCCATTTACTTTATTAAAATTTCATAAAACTGGACAATTTAAAACAAAAATCTTACAAGAAATTGAAGAAATTTATCCTACAAAATGTAAAAGACTACCTTATTTTAATAATTATTGTATTGATCTAGTACTTATGACAAAACAATATATGTCAAATGGCGTTCCAATTATTATTCAAGGAATGGTTGCTGATGAAGACAACAAGATATATTCATCAATTGATTTAATAATTAGAAGTGATTATATTCATAAGATTTTTGATAAATATAGATTAAAAGTAAATATCAAAGAGGGTGCTTCTACTTATAGTAGAAATTGGTTTTATGTTGCATTTTCTTTAAGATATAAGATTCTTCCTTTACTTTCTGATGGTTGTACATTATCAAATGATTTCATTACAAAGATGTATAAGGCTCAAATAACATTTCAGAATGAATTATTAGGAAAAGTTCAAGGATATACTCCATCTTTTGCTTTCTTAATTGGTAGTGGCTGGAGAGTAAATAAAAATGGAAAACAAATAAAGAGGTATAAAGATTGGAAGAAATTAGGATATCTTAATTTTTCGGATAAAGATAAACATTATATTAATGATATTAAAGATGCTATAGTTTGGTATAGAGAACTTGAAAAGAATGGGCATAAATGGAAGGTTTTACCTAAACCAACAAGAAAAGAATTATGGCCTCTAGTTTTTAGTACCCAAGCATCAGGTGGTTGGTCTAAAGTAAAAAAGCAATTAGCTATTGAATTAAAAGATATTTCTCTCTTGTGGCAAGTTGGTCCAAACGTTCGTAAAAAAGCACACGCCCAAGAAATTTATTCTTGGAATGATGAAGATTTAACACCTGAAGCATTAGGAATTAAATCAAATTCAAAGAAAGGTATTACTGTACAAAAGATTATTGATATTAATAAAATGAAAAGAACTAAAGTTTTACCTAAGAAGATTACTTCTAATTTAAATAATTGGAAGAGTTCAAATAAAGTAGAATTCTATGTAGATTTTGAAACATTAAATTCTTTATATGGTGGTCGTCCTATTATTTATTTAATTGGTTTAACTGTTGTTATTCCAAGTTCTGTTGCTAAAAAACACGGAACTAATAATCGTAAAAGAGATTATTCATTCGTTGCTGAAGTCTTAACTAAAGGAGAAGAATTCCGAATTATTGAACAATGGATCAATCAAATGCATTCAGTATATCGTAAATATGGTTTAAATGTAGAAGATGTAAATATTTATTGTTGGTCTCAGGCTGAAAATAATTTTTTGAAAGGTGCTCGTAAGAGACATGATAAACAGAATTCAAAGAGATGGAAGATTCAATTCACCGATGTCATGGAAATCTTAAAAGAAGAACCAGTTGTAGTAAATGGTTCATTATCTGGATTTGGATTAAAATCTGTTTCAACTGCATTATATAATGCTGGATTAATTCCTTTAAAATATGATTCAAAATGTACTTCTGGTGAAGTTTCAATGGCATCTGCTGTAAATTATTATGAACATAAATATCAAGAAGAGATGGATGATATTATAAGATATAATACATTGGATTGTCAAGTCATTTATGAAATATTGACTTATTTGAGAAAACATCATTCTTAATATTTTATATTGGTTATAGATATATAAAAAATGTCTCAATTATTGATTCCATTGTTAATTATTACACCTTTGATTATTATTTTATTACCAAAAGCAAATTCGGACGAAAGAATTAAAAAGATTCGTAACTTTAAAGAAATGAGTGGAAATATAGTAGGAACAAACGCTACACCAAAAGCAATTATTGATGCAAATCTTAAAAAGAGGATAGATACTTTTATTAAAACCAATATTTGCAAAACTTGTTCAATTCAACAATATGAAGTTATTAATTCCAATATTGACAAGAGTAATCAAATTATTAATTTAAACATTAAAGTAATTATAGTAAAAAAAAATAAAAATGCTTGGAATGATACTACTGGAGTTTTATTAATGACTGCTAGTATTACACCAAATGGATTAAAAATCAAAAGTTTTATTACTGGACCAAATGGTAAAAAACTCATTCCACAAAATTCTAATAAAAATTGTGAATATGATCTTGATCCAAATACAGATGATGATAAAAAAAGATTTGATTTTTTACAATAAACGTATAATCTCTAATGTTTATTTCTTTCCTTTTATATATATATAATGTCTCCAACTGAAGATAATATAAACTCTGATCCAACTGAAGTTACTACAAGTGATCCATTTTGGTTTAATAATTATACAATTATTTTTGAAAGAGATAGGCTTACTGAATTTTTTCCATCACATGATATGAGTTATGTTGAAAAATTAAATGCTATTTTAAGATTTTCATTATATACTGCTTTTGTTATTTATGTATATAATAGAAATAGTAATGTTGTATTCATTCCATTTATTACAGGATTAATAACTCTTTACTTATTTAAATATTATAGAGATACTAAAACTGGAAAAAGTTTAGAACAAATTGCTAATATCGATGTTGAATGTATTGCTCCAAAAAAAAATAATCCATTTATGAATGTATTGATATCTGATTATATCCAAGATCCAGAAAGAGCACCGGCATGTGATATTAGAAAAGAATCTATTAAAGAAGATGCTGAAGATCATTTTGAACATAATTTATATAGAGATGTTAGTGATGTTTGGAATAGAACTTCTTCTCAAAGACAATTCTACACTATGCCAAATACAACTATTCCAAATAAACAAAAAGATTTTGCTGAATGGTTATATAAAACTGATCGTACGTGTAAAGAAGATCCAAAAATGTGTAGTCGTCTTCTTGCAGAAGATCTTAGAACTAATCGTCCAATTTCCATTAAAGATGCTCAAAAATCACAATAAATATTATAATATATGAAATATCTATTATTAATTTATATTACGATTAATAATAGATAATATTATTGATTTAATAGTAATCTTATTCGACAATTTCTTTAAAAAAAGCATCTTTTCTAACTTTTTCTTCTTTACGAACATCATTGATCATATTTGGCATTTCATTATTTACTTTAGAATATTGACTTAAAATTTCTCTGATGTTATTTAAATTATTATTAATTTTTTCTAATCTTTTACTTTTAGTATATAGACTTTTTTTAGTATATTGAACATCAGTTAATAAAACTTCAAAACGATTAGTAACTGCGTTTTTCAATTGTTCCAAATCTTCAGGAACTAATTCTTTTATTTCTTTTTCATATTTGTTCATTTTTTTTATAATTTTCCTATAACCATCATTTCTTCTATTAAGTCTACTAAATTGTTTTGCTAATTGGATATCTCTTTCCATTAGTTTTTTAAGAGTTAAATCTACATTTGTTTTAATTTTTTTTATATCATCTTCTAAATCTTTTTTTCTATGTTTCAAATCTTTTATTTGTTGTTTAATAATTTTTGAATTTGCTTTTAATTTATCATAAGTAACGATTAACAATTTTATTTGTTTTACAACTTCCATATGTTTATTATGGACAACTTTCAATGCCTCTTCATTATTACCGATTTGTGCTTTAAAATCATCTAATTTATCATGCATTTTGTTTACTTTACCAGTAAGATTTCTAATTATATTATACTGTCTTTCTGTAGCCATGATACTATTATATATTATAATATAATATTATTTAAATTTCAATAACTTCTATTACATCTTTTAAAATAATATTCCATTCTTTTTGGAAACTATTACATATATTTAAAACACGTTTAAAAACATCTCCTAAAATTTTAGCATAGACTTCCTTTTCTTCTGTATCTTCTTCTAAAATTATATATAACATAAGACTTCTAATAAAAGGATGTTCTATTTTATAATAACTGTATTTTACACGTTTATCTTTTTGTAATTCACAAGATAATATATTACCAATTGTATGACCTTCATTTTTAATTTCAAAACAAACACCAACAACTGTTTCTGTATCCATAATTTCAATATCTTTATTTTGTAAATTACTAATTTTTTCATATAATTTTTCTAAAATTGCTACAAAAATTTTATAAGGATTTTCAATATGTGATTCCATTCTAAATTGATATACCAATTTTTTGTTATTAAATTGTTTTTGAAATATTAATGATTTATTTTCTACATCACTATCAGATAAACCACATTTAATCAAATAGGCTTCAATATATTTTCTGATTTTTTCTGTAGTATTTTCAAAATGTTCTTTAAAACCATAAGTACCAATACTGTTATCAAATAAATAATAGTCATTTAAAGGTAAATCTGTATGACATAATTTACGAAGTTTTATTTGTTGTCGTTTATTCAATTTCTGCCATAAATTAAGATTTATACTAATATCTTCTTTAATTTTGAAACAACATACTGATGTGGGTTGATATTTAGCATGAATTTTCCCACTTTTTTTAGATGTATATAATTTTGCTTGGATTTCTTCTCCTCTTTTTAATTCTACTAATAAAATATCAGGAATTATATATAATTTCCCTTTTGTAACTACTAAATCAGAACTAGTAATGTTTAGTTGATCATATCCAGTATTTTTTACATTTAATTCAACACAGACTTCGTCAATATCATCTAAAGTTAAAGGAATTAAACCTAAACGATGACTTAAAATTTCATTATTAACAATTGATGTATTTTTTTCAATATCGATATTATCAAAGGCATTACATTCAACATCTGATAAAACAATTCGTCTAAAAGAGTTAACTATACTAGTATCTAAACCATAAATATCCATAATAAGTTCAGAATCAGCATTTACTTTAATATTTTTGAAATGTTTGCTCATATTTATAATTTGATTCAATTATTATTTATTAAATATTTTCAATTTTATTAAATATTAATTTAGTTTCGTTGTATTGTTTAATTATTTAACTGTAACAATTTTATATAAGTTATGCAATATCAAAATCCAAAATTTAAAAATAAAAGAAGAAGAAAAAGAAGACAGAAAAAATTAACTAGTGATAATTATTTTCCAACTGAATCTGTAATATATCAAGAACAAAAAAAAAAATTTCCAGAACCAAATAGAAATCCAAATTTAAATTCTGAATTTAATAATAGAACTATACAAAATGTTAAACCACAAACACATTCAGTTAGAACTCAATCAGCGATTTGTTATTACAGTAATCATTGTAAATATTCAAAGGAATTACTTGATGAAATTAATAGATTTAATATAAAAAACAATAAAATAAAACTGTATTGTATTGATAATAATCGCAGTAATTTACCATCACTATTAAAAAATGTTCCTACAATTATAGATGGTTCTACACCATATGTAGGTGAAGCAGCATTTGATTTTCTAACTAACATAGTTAAAGGTGAATCTGTGAATGTAATGGCAGTTAACGTTGGTGTTGCTAGTAGTTTTTCTGATACATTTGTATCATTAAAAGGTGACGATGGTTTTAGTGAAAATACGAATTTAAATTCGTCTAATTTTAGTAGTATAGATTATAATGATTTTGGAATCAATACAATAGAAGAAAAGAAAAATCCTAAAGTAGTTGGGAATTCGAATAATTTAATGAGAAAAATGGAAGAAATGAAAATAATGAGAGCAAAAGAATTTGAACAAAGCATGAAAAGGGAATAATATAAGTGTGGATTACTGTTGAAAATAGAATATTAATTCGTTATAAGATATATAACCTTATATATTCTAATAGTATATAAATAATGAACATAGCAAAAATTTTCAATGATAAATGCAAGGAATTTCTAAAGGATATGAAAGAAGTATATCCTGAAAATCCTAGTATCATCCCTTTACAAACACAGCTACGTATTGTTTGTACAACAACTGAAAAATTCCCAATTGAGTCATTTATTGAAAATTGTATGTGGGCACATTACAAAATTAAAAAAAAAGATGAAGATTTCTTCTTAGGCCAATGTTTAGATGGAACTGTTTTAGAATCTTTAAATTTAAAAGAAATTTGGAAAGTTGCTTCTAATAATACTAAACTTCAAGTTTGGAAATATGTAGAATTATTTTTTATGTTAGCAGATAAATATCAAAATAAAAAAGTAAAAAAAGGATCGACAAATCAATAAATTATCTAGTAGAAACAGTCTGCGTATGGGTTTATATTTTTATTTGTATAGTTTAAATATATTATATATATTAAAATATGGAAGGTTTAAATACATTTAAGACTTGCTATTGCGATTTTCTTGATCAATTAAAAATTTATGATAACCAGGATGGTATCATACAAAAATATATTGATGAATATACAACCGATGATAAAATAGAAGAAACTTTAAATAAAATGGTTGATAATTTATCAAATTATTCTAAACAAATCAAAGATAATGATTATTCTATTTTTGATGAGGATTCTGAAAATATATATTTAAGTGAAATTAATATTAAAACAATTTGGAAAGATTTATCTGATAATGATAAAAAACAGGTTTTTTCTCACATTAATTATTGTAATATTATTGGAAAATTTGTTCTTGGTAAAGCAACTTTAGATGACATTAAAAGTTTATATTCTAAACAACAAGAAGAACAAAAACCAGAGCAAGAACCAGAGCAAGAACCAGAGCAAGAAGTTATGACTGAAGAAGAACAAAAGAAAATGATGGATGATTTAAATGGAATTACAAATGACCTTGAAGATTTAGAAAAGAATATTCGTGACACTATTGGTGATGAAAGTTTAAATCAAATGCAAGAACAATTATCTGGTATTTTTGGTGATCTTTTCAATCCAACTGAAAACAATGAAAACAATGAAAATGGTGATAATCCATTAACTGGAATTTTTGAAAATATTCAAAGTGGTGGAAATCCATTTGAAAGCATGTTTGATACTACAAAACTTCAACAAATGTCTGAGGATATTAAATCAAAAGTTCAAAGTGGAGAAATTAATGAAGAGAAATTAAAACAAACTAGTGAAGATATGATGAAAATGGTTGGCAAATTATCTCAAAGTATAGGTCCATTATTAGGAAATATCATGTCTGGTATGGCACAAGGTGATAATGAAGATGCTCCAGGTATGGGTGGAGATATTGGTTCTCTCTTAGGTGGATTAATGGGAAATATGGCAACAACTGGTGATTCTTCTGAACAAAAAACTGATCCATTAACAAGAGCAATGAGTGCTGGTATGCAAGCAATGGCTGATAAAAATGGTGGTAATGGTAATCCATTAGCTGGACTTATGAGTGCTTTAGGTGGTGGTGTAAAATTAAATAATGATGAAAAAAGTGAATTAAGAACAGAAGAAAGAATGGCTGCTAATAAAAAAGAAGCAAGAAGAAAATATAGACAAGCAAGAAGAAAAAGACAAAAGCAATTAAAAAAGCAAAAGAAGCAAAACTCAAAAAAAAATCCAACTGCTAAAAAATAAAATATTTCTTTATAAATATATAAGATGTCTATACAAGAATTAAAGAGAGAGAATGAAGAATTAAGAAAACAGTTACAAAATAAAAAATGTCCTGCCAAAGAAAATCCATTAGATGCAATTAATAAACTTGGATTAAATTTACCAAAAAATGTTGAAGATCTCAAACCAGCAAGAACTGCTGAAATTAGTGAATGCCAAGTTCCAGCAAAATATTTTGGTAAAACAAATCTTAAAAATGTTAGATGTAAAGATGCTTTACAAACTCAAATATCTCATGATAGAGATGTATCTAAATTATTATTTATATTACTATCTATTATATTACCTGTAGTATTTGTATTTTTAAGTATTACTAATTCTACTAAATTAAATTTCGTTCATTATATCCTTCTTTTCACTATTATCGCATTATCTATGATTACTATCGCATCAACTCAAGGTAAAGCACTTTCTGGAGCATGGATTATCCGACCAGAAAATTCCGATTGTAATACTTGTCAATATAACGCAAAATTACCTGTAATTAGTATTTTTATTGGTATGGGTATCACACTCATAGCATATATTACTGATATGATTTTAACAACATATAAATTAAGATAAATATATTTTTATGTAAATAATTCTAATGATGATTAATATTTTCTATTTTAGAATTATTCTCTAGATTTAGGAGCAATAAAATATCGAATGATTCCAGATAAATGATCTATTTTATATTCCAAACTAACTGGAGCATTTTCTTTTAAATGTATAGAAACAGTAGAACTAAATGATGCCGATTTAGCATATGTTTGTAAATATTTTAATGAAAATTTAGAATCAAAATTTTCTGTTAATTTTAATTTAGTATGATTATTTTTTTTTAATCGAATTAAACCATCACTGTGAATACCTGCTGATTTAAAATCAACTATATTATTATCTTTATCGATACAAATATTTACATAATCACCTATATATGCTAGATTTTTCAAAATTAATTGAAATTCAGAGGATAATGTTTTAATACGACAATCAAAATTACTTTTAGGAATATTGATATCTTGAGATTCATCATTTAAAAGATTTAAATTAAAATTTTTATAAGAACCGATATCAGGATTTTCAAAAGTCCAAGAAACTTTATTATCTTCTTCATTATGAGAAATAGTTATTTGTTCTCCTACATTCATACACTTTAAAACATTACATAAACTTTCCATACTAATGGCAAGTTCTAAATCTTCTTCACGATTCTTATTATAGATAAATTTAGAAAAAGCATTTTTATGTAAAAGCATTTGAATAAAACTAATATGGCCAGAATCTAATGATTGTAATGAAATTCCATCTTCGTTTATTATAAATATACCTACTTCTAAAACATCTTTTAATAAATCCATTATTTTTTTGAAAATTGTACCATCTTCCATTAATATAATGGTTGTTCCAGTATAAGTTGATACTTCTATAAGATCAACTTCTTCATCAGAAGATAATACCAGTTCTTTTTTCTTTACTTTATTTACAGTCTTCTTTGTAGTCTTCTTTCTTGGCATCTTCTATAAATTTTATATACTTTCTTTTAGATTAATATATTCAATTTTAAGCATGGCAATTAATTACTCTATAACTTATTTATAGTTTAATTGATACTCTCGCTGAAAAATATATTTGTAATTATTATATAAATTATGAGTAGTTGTGGTTGCTTTTCAAGTTTTGTACCTGTTTTTATTATTGTTGTTGGTATTTATATACTCTATACAAAATTTATGAACAAAAATGTCGAACATTTCAATTATCAATTATCCACACAAACATTCCAAGCACAAGGATGTGCTAATCTTAAAACTAGTAATCATCAAGATTGTAAATGTTTAAGAGAAAATAATGGAAATATTCTTGGTAATAATCAATGTACTCGTCAAGTTAATTGTGTAGAAACAGTTGGTCAATTACCTGGACCAAATTCTGAATATGCTCTCGTTAATCCACCGATTACATTTAACAACTGGATTAAAGATAGAACATCTGGTAAATATATGGATGCTAAAAATATTCATGTCCATATTCCAAAACCCTGTTTACATAAAAATAATAAACTCAATAGAACAAAAATTTCTGAAACTAAACTATGTGATGTTCCTGATTATATAACCGAAACTGTATTGCGTCCAGTTAAAGAAAATGTAGTTCAATCTAATTATTATTAAATTGTAATTTCATCAAGAGTTTCTTGAACTGCTTCAGGTAATTTAATCTCAGGCATTTCAGGCATTTCAGGCATTTCAGGAAGTTCAAATTTTTCTTTTTGGAAAACAATAATTATACTAATAATAAAAGAAATACCCATCCCTAATAATATTGATGTTGTATAAATACCACTAGCATATATACATTTTTCTTGTTTATTTTTAACATTAACTAAGGAACAATTTTTAGGACAAATTCCTAAAATAGAACAAAAATTAACTATGAATAAAGACATTGCTACAGTAAGTAAACTTATTGAAAAGAAGGAAAATGTTTTTTCTTTGTATATAACAACTATATATGAAAATACAATTAATAATCCAAAAAATATCATAAAAAATTTTGAATAAAATTTCATTAAATTATTATGACTTTTACTATAATCACTTGATGTTGCCATTATGTATCTTATCCTATTATACATAATAATAACATTTTTTTACATCATATTTAAAATAAATTTTTAAAATAACTACCAATATTCATTACAATTTCTTTAAACATAATTAAAGCACAAATACTGAATCCAAATAAACATGCACTGATATATAAATCTATTTTTAAGGTACAGTATTTGCCTAATATGTTTTGGATATAATTTGCTTCATTTGTACCTAAAAAACATTTACGTACTAGAGTACAATATGCAATACATACTAAAGTAACTGCTAAAAACAATAATCCTAAAGTATAAATATCTAATTCGTTATCTTTAAGAACTAAACCAAAACTAATAATTAATAATACTGTAAAAATACCAGTAATAATTTTTCCTGCTTTATCTGATAATTTATCTAATTTGAGTTCAGGCGGTTGAGGAATAGCACCAACAATTTTTGTAACTTCTTTTGATAATTTTGAGCCAGTATTTCTTTTTTTGGCTATAAGTTCTTCTTCTTTCAATTTATTTGCTGTTTCTTGTTTTGCTGTTGCTTGTTTTGCTGTTGCTTGTTTTGCTGTTGCTTGTTTTGCTGCTAATTGTTCTTGTTGTTGTTTTGCTTTTGCTTTTGCAGAAGCATTTGGATCTGATAAAACTGCTTTAGCAATAACAATTTGTTCATAATCTCTATCGTCTTTAATTGATTCAATTTCTTTTATAATTCCATCACTCCATTCAAGAACTTGTACTCTATTTGTTACATCAAGATTAGCAATAAAATCTTCTTCACTTTCCTTAATAGGCATATTTTTAAATGTCTCAAATTGTCTATACATAATAGCCTTATCTTATAAGTATTAAATATATATTTTTATTTTTTGATTTTAGAAGAACCAAACAAAACATTTTTAACAAACACACCAAAAGATGGATCTTTATATGGATCTTTGTGTACATATTTTCTCCACATATGATTATCAATACGGGCTTTAATATTATTATCCATTAAATTTTGCTCTAAATTATCACGTGTTTCTGTTGTATTTTTTAACATAGTTAGAGTTTTTTGTTCTGTTTTAATGGTTTCATCCATTTTTTTAGTATAGACTTTTCTATTTTCATTTAACATATCTAATATTTTTTTATTAGTAGCCATACTTTCTTCAAGCATCTTTTCTAATTTAGATTGTTTGGCAATAATTTTATCAATCTTATTAGACATAAGTTGATCCATCATATCCCAATCATTTATAGTTTTACTCATTTGGATATATATTATATAAGTTTAGATATTTAATATTAAGAAAATAACAGAGTTATGAATAAGAAACTGTAGATTCTAGATTATCTTTCTTATTATGAGCTTTATAACGAATAGTAGTTAAAATTTTTTCGTCTAGATTTAGTTTAATTTTCGATTCTAAGGCTGAAGTTTTATTCCAAATTTTAACAACACAAACATTAGTTCTTGGACTCAAAGAGATCCCATTAATATCTTCTTTATGATTTTCACTAATTATTTCGCTTACCATTTTTGCAGAAGTCTTAATCCAGTATTCATTCATTTGTTCTTTTTCAATTATACTAGACCAGCAACCACCATCTCTATTTTTAGCATCTTCCCATAGGGGAAAAACACCTTCCCTCATAAGGAAATACATATTATTGCTATAATCATCAATAGCATTAAAAAATTTCCAAAATTCTTGTATTGTAGTAACTCTATAAATTGGTTTATAACTTTCTTTCAACCAATTTTTATCAGTAATTTTATGAATCCAGATAATCCAAGTATCATTCAATTTGATATCTGAATTTTCCGCCTTAGTGATTTGATTATCAGTAGAATTGTTCATTTATAATATAATAAATTTAAATGTTTATAATTATTTATTAGTTAATTATAATAATATAATGTTAAACACTTATACATATTCAATTTTAAATTTTGTTACAAATTATATTTTTACTCCAACATTGAATGCTTATGACAGCATTATAGACTATTTTACTGCTTTATTTCAAAATAAAGATACAGAATATATAGAAGTAAATATTCTAACACAAACAATTACTTTAGGATTTTCTTATAATGATAAAAATTATAAAATAAGATCTCATGTATTTGATAATAATATCAAAAATGTTTATGACAATATTAAAAAAGACTTAGAAAATAAAAGATATGAATGTAAACAATTTTTAGGAGCATCAATTAATGAAGAAGATGATATTACCGAGATTATTAACGAATATGCTGGTCCATTTGGTGATTTTTATCAAAGATACGGTCTGGAAATGACAATAAAATCAATATTACCAGAAAAATATATTGAAACTTTTAATACTCTTGAATTAATGGATCAAGATTGCGAAATTATTTATTTTTTTAATATTAATGATATTTTAAAAGTTGGGAATAATATGCATTGGTTTAGTAAATTACATCCAGAAGAGCAAAAAAATTATATTAAACATTGTCCATATATCTAATGACTTTCTGCTAAATATTCCTGCCAGGATTTAATTTCATGAATATCATCTTTATGTTTATAACAATTATATAACGATGATACTAAAAATTTAGCATTTTTTATATTTGTCATTAAAGCAATATTATTATCAACAGCACATCTTCTCAAAAGAAATCCATCTGTTTTTGAACGATAAGACTTATTTTTATTTTCAGGAATATTAATAACAATTCCAATCTTTTTTAATTTAATGTAATCAATTACATTATTTTCTTGATTACCTTCTGCCTTATTTAATAGAGTTGATTCTATTTCTTCTTTATTCAAAAGTTCATGAGTACCTTTTGTAGAATAAATTTTATATCCAATATTTTTTAACATTTTTACTGATTCCAAGAATTCAGCCTTTAATTCAGTAGGTCCAATTGAAATTAAAGCACTTTTAACTTTAGATATTTTAATACCAGAACTAATAATAGCATTTAAATAAGTATCATATTTATTATTACCAATACAAGCAACTTCTCCTGTAGAAGACATTTCTACTTTTAAGATTGGATCTATTCCATCTAAACGAGCAAAAGAAAACATTGGACATTTAATATTAATATAATCAATATCATGAATATTAATTGGTACTCTTTTTACATCTATACCAAGCATACCTTTAGTAGCAAGTTCAATAAAATCTACATTAAATGTTTTTGAAACAAATGGAAAAGAACGAGATGCTCTTAAATTACATTCAATTACTTTAATTATATTATCTTTACACAAATATTGAATATTAAATGGTCCTGTAATATTTAAATGTTTACAAATCTTCTTTGAAATTTTACGAATTTTTTTTGTTGTTTCAATATATAATTTTTGAGCTGGAAGAATTAATGTCGCATCACCTGAATGAACTCCAGCATTTTCAACATGTTCTGATATAGCATAATTGATTATATTACCAGAAATACCGACAGCATCAAATTCAATTTCTTTAGCACCTTCAATAAATTTAGATACTACAATTGGATACTTAGAATTAAGTAAAGCATTTTTTTGTAAATAATCATTAATATCTTTTTGAGTATATGCGACAATCATCGCAGAACCACTTAAAACATATGATGGTCTAATAATAACAGGAAATCCAATTTTTTTAACAAATAAATTAATATCTTCTAAATCACATAATTCGCTCCATTTAGGTTGATTAATTCCTAATACATCTAAGGTTTTAGAAAATTTATATCGATTTTCAGCATTATCAATATATTTTGGTTGAGTTCCCAAAATCTTAACATCATTAATTGATAAAGGCATAACCAATTTATTAGGAATTTGCCCTCCTACTGAAACAATTACTCCACTACTGTTTTCAATTTCATAAATATCTAGAACTCTTTCTAATGAAAGTTCTTCAAAATATAATCTATCACTTTCATCATAATCAGTTGAAACAGTTTCAGGATTGTAATTAATCATAATTGATTTTCTTCGTATTTTCTTTAAAGTTCGTAAACAAGATACAGCACACCAATCAAATTCACAAGATGAGCCAATACGATAAGCACCACAACCTAAAACAATAACACCATTATCTCTAAAAGTCAAATCATTTTCCGATGCATTATAACTACAATATAAGTAATTTGTTTTAGCAGGAAATTCTGCTGCTAGTGTATCAATTTGTTTAACAAATGGAATAATATTCTTTTGTTTTCTAATACTTCTGATTAAACTTTCTTGAAAATTAAATACAGTAGCAATTTGTAAATCAGAAAATCCAATTTTCTTTATTTCTCTTAATAGAGTTGGATTTGTTAAAATATCATCTCTTGTTTTTAGAGATAATTCCATATCAACTAAATCTTTAATTTTAGTTAAATACCATTTATTAATTAATGTATAGTTGAAAACATCTTCAACAGATATTCCACGATAAAATGACTCAAATAAAACAAACATTCTTTTATCACTTGGATTTTTGAGTTCTTCAATTAATTGATCCATATCCATTTCCTGAATATATCCATAATTACTTTGAAATGTTGTAAAACTGGTATTCATCATTCTAATACCTTTTAGGAAACATTCTTCAAAATTTCTTCCAATTGCCATTGTTTCACCAATTGATTTCATTGATGAACCAATCCTATTTGAAAGATTAGTAAACTTTTGATTATCCCATCTTGGAAATTTAATAACACAATAATCTAAACTTGGTTCAAAACAAGCAATTGTTGATTTTGTAATATTATTTTTAAGTTGAACTAAAGTTTTACCTAAACAAATTTTAGCAGCAATATAAGCCAATGGATATCCAGTAACTTTTGATGCTAAAGCACTTGAACGAGATAAACGAGCATTTACTTCAATTACATAATATTTATTACTATTTGGATCTAACGCATATTGTACATTACATTCACCAATAATACCTAAATGACGAGCAATATTAATAGATGATTTTCTCAAATTATAATAATCTTGATTATTCAAAGTTAATGATGGAGCAATTACTACTGAATCACCAGTGTGAATACCAACTGGATCAATATTTTCCATATTACATATAACAATACAATTATCACTCACATCACGAACAACTTCGTATTCAACTTCTTTCCATCCTCGTAAAGATTTACTTAATATAACTTCAGCAGATTTACCAGAAGATAATTTAAACAATTTAATTAATTCTTCATCATTATTAACAAAACCAGAACCTAATCCTCCCAAAGTATAGTTAGTTCTTACTAAAATTGGATAACCAATCGAATTTGCGGATTCAATAGCATTATCTTCATTATTAACAATATTTGTAGGAATAATAGATTCATTAATTTCTTCTAATTTTTGATTAAAAGCAACTCTATCTTCTGTCATTTTAATTGTATTAATAGAAGTACCTAATACTTTAACATTGTATTTCTCTAGAATTCCCATTTTTTCTAATTCAATTCCACAATTAAGAGCAGTTTGACCACCAAATTGTAGTAAAATACCATCAGGTTTTTCTTTTTGAATAATTTTTTCAACAACTTCAGGGATGATTGGTAAAAAATAAGTTCTATCGGACATATATTCTGATGTTTGAACTGTAGCAATATTTGGATTAATTAAAACAATATCAATATTTTCTTCTTTTAATGCTTTAATACATTGAGAACCTGAATAATCAAATTCTCCAGCTTGTCCTATTGAAATACCACCAGATCCTAGAATCAGCACTTTATCAAAATCCTCATTTCTAGAAAATTGAATAGTATTTACTGGAAATTTCTTTGTTTCAATTAAAGAAATAAATGTATCAAATAGAAAATGTGTATCTTCTGGACCACCATTACCTTCAGGATGAAATTGAACTGAAAAAAATGGTTTTAAAGTATGGATAATACCTTCATTACTATAATCATTACCATTAATAAATAATGGTCTCCATTTTTCAGATAATGTTTTTTCATCTACAGCATATCCATGATTTTGAGAAGTAATATAACATCGCATATTTCTCAAATCAATTACTGGTTGATTCATACTTCTGTTCCCAAATTTCATTTTATATGTTTTAGCACCTGAGGCCAATGCTAAAATTTGATGGCCGAGGCAAATTCCAAAAATAGGAATATCTTTAACTAACATAGTTCTTACTTTTTCAACTAATTCTATCATCATAGTTGGATCACCAGGACCATTCGATAATAATATTCCATCAACTTCTTCATTTGTAAAATCATAATTCCAAGGAACAATAATTAATCTAGTATCATAATCTAATAATTTAGTAAATATACTTTTTTTACAACCACAATCAACTACTAATATTTTTTTAGCACCATTTCCAATAATAGTTTTTTCTTTTGGTGAAACTAATTCAACTAAATTTTTAAGATTCGGATTCCAATATTCAATTGATTGATTTGGAAATTCAATCTTACACAACATACTTCCTTCGTTTCTAATTAATTTTGTTAATTCACGAGTATCAACATCATATAATCCAGGAATTTCATGTTCTTTTAGCCATTTTCCTAATGATTTAATAGCAGTATAATGTTCGTAAGTTTCAGAATAATCAGCAATAATTAAAGCCTTAATATGAATTTTATTTGACTCAAAATATTTTAAAAATCCATTTTTATCTTTATCATCAGATGGAACACCATAGATTCCTATAATTGGAAAAGTTATCACTAGTACTTGACCACAATAACTCGGATCAGTTAATGATTCTGGATAACCAACCATTCCTGTATTAAAAACTAATTCTCCCGAAACTGATTTTTCATATCCGAATGATTTGCATTTGATAGTTCTATTATTTTTTGATAAATTAATTATAGCAGTTTTTGAATTATTCATAGTAATTACCTAATCTAATTATTATGAATCATTTTTATATATCAATTTTATTAATTATTAATTCATCGCACGAAGCCAATGAATTTGAGGAAACCGATATATTTGTTTATTACTTGAATTATAAACTGGACAATAACGGACAACTGGATGTTGTTCAACTGGTATAAGATGTCTCCAATAATCATTAGTATGAGAATATTTTAATTTACCTAATGGTTGATATTTATATTTTTTAGTAATTTTAAATATAAAAATCATAAATACAATTAATATTATTAGTATTATTAATTTAATTGGTGATATCATACTTATTAAATAAATAGATAATATATTTATCTGAATCTAGATATTTTACCATTTTGATTGCACTTTTTTTTATATTTTGGTGACATTTTTTTTTTATTACCTAAAGGACCACTAGGTCTAAATTCTCGAGCATTTGCTCTTAATTTATTTCTATTAGCAATGGTTTGTTGTTTTTTTTTTCGTCTTCTTGTATATTATAATCATAAATTATTAATTTAAAATTAGTTTTTAAATATCTAGAGTTCCATCTCAACATCAACGTCCTGATTATTAACTATTATTAATTGTATTTTTTCAAGAGGATAAATATCTACATCTTCTGATAAAACCTTTTTACAAAAAAATTCTATATTAAAATTTAGAGGAACTTTTAAAACTATATAATCTGCTTTATTTGCTAATTGATTACATAGATTCCACATTGGAATTTTTGATAAATATAAATTAATCTTTTTCTTGTATTTATATTTTTTTCCCCCCCAAGGAGGATCTATATAGATGATATCTTGTTCCATATTTTTGATTAATTCAATTGAATTTCCTTGGAATATAGTTATATTTTTTCTTTCGTAAACTTCTACGTTATGTTTCAAAAATTTTGACCTTTCTTTTGATAATTCAATCGAATTAATATGTTTAAATGCTTTTGAAAAACGAATTGTATCTCCACCAATACAAGCAGTCATATCAGTTACTACACTTGTTTTTGGAGCATATTTCAATATAATTTCAATTATAGATTTGGATGCGTCTAACGGTGTCATACTATAAACTGATACACTGTCCATTTTCAACCGTCTTAAAAAAGGTTCATCTCCCTCAAATAGATACTGTAAATTCTCAATTGGTAATGAATTTATTATATTTCTCATTATAACAGATAGTTACCTTTATAAGTAACATAAATTATAATTTTATTGTTATTTCATTTTTAAATTTTCATAAAAAATTTACATCGTTAAATAGTGATAAAATAATATATTAGTATTTATATATCTATAATTTATAATGAGTGGCATGGATTTAGAGTTAAAAAAATTTGATTTAAGAAAAATTAAAGATGATGCGGTCATAGCAGTAATAGGAAGAAGAAGAACTGGTAAATCTATTGTACTAAAAGACATTTTATTTAATAAAAGACATATTCCATTTGGAACAGTTATTTCATCAACTGAAGAAGCCAATGAATATTATGGTAAATTTATTCCAAAATCATACATATTTCATGAATTTAATTCAAAAATTATTGAAAATGTATTAAAAAGACAAAAAGGACTTATGAAAAATATACAATCGGGAGATCCAAGATATAAACAAGTTGATCCAAGATTATTTCTTGTATTAGATGATTGTTTATTTGATGATTCTTGGACAAGACAAGCTTGTATTAGATCTATTTTTATGAATGGTAGACATTACAAAATTATGTTTTTCGTTACTATGCAATATCCTTTAGGTATTCCTCCAGCATTAAGAACTAATATTGATTATACTTTTATTATGAGAGAACCATATTATTCTAATAGAAAAAAAATTTTTGAACAATATGCTGGTTGTTTCCCAAATTTTCAAATTTTCTGTGATGTTATGAATTCATTAAATAGATTTGAATGCTTAGTTATTGATAATAATGCTGAAACTAATCGCATAGAAGATCAAGTATTTTGGTTTAAGGCAACACTTCGTGAAACAACTCCATTTAGATGTGGAAGTAGACAATTTTGGAAATATCACGAAGATAATTATGATTCTAATAAAGATAATCAAAGATTTGATATGAGTAGATTTAAAGCAAGTCGTAAATACGGTAATATTAATATTAGTAAAGTTGATATTTAATTATTTTTCCAGTCCCTTATTTTATTTACTATAAAGTAAATAAAGTAAGCCTATTCAACATTATAATAAATTATAACCAGTCCCTAATATAATTAACTTTTTTTTCTGTGACTTTTCAGTCAAAAATAAAATATGTGACTTTTCAGTCAAAAATAAAATCCGTAACAATTATTCAGTTTTTTTGTATTCCCAGTGGTAATCATGATACTCCTTCCAAGTCCATCCTTTGTACACAGCATCCGTTTCAAAATGCAATGTGTGTTCCGTATTTTTACTTTCGCAGAAACGAAGTTCCTTTCCCACCGGTTTCACAAACCCCGAGATTATCCCAAGCACATCTTCTTTAATTTTTCTTTGTTTGCGTCCAAATCCATTAGGACGAATATATTTTGGGATTGAATCCCAAATCGCTTTCTTCAAATAATATTCATTTTTCTCAAAGAGAGCAATTGATCCAGTTGGACGGCTGGTTCCTGACATTGTTGCGTTAGCTTTGTTGCGTTAGCTTTGTTTGAATAGCTTGTAACATTGATTAGTTTCGCATAAATTACCTTCAAAATCAATTTTAAATTATATTTAAATTATGTTTAAATTATGTTTATTTAACGACCATAAAGATTATCAATAACTGCTTTATTTTTTTTATTAATAATTGGTCTCTTTTTCTTAAGAGTTGGAGTAAGTTCTCCACCAGGAACAGTAAAATTATTTTGTAAAATAGCAAATTTTTTCACAGTTTGGGCATTAGAAACTGCTTTTTTATTTGCTTTTTTGATACCGTCCTCAATATATCTATTAAATTTAGTATCATTAATAGCATCATTAATTGTTTTTACATTAATTCCCTCTTTTTTATATAAATTAAATTGAACTAACATATCTAATTCTTCAGTTGGCATATCATCAACCATATCACAACGGAGAGTAATAAGACAAGTTAAGAATTTTTCATTATCACCAATTACTACTACATCAGAAATAACATCACCTAGTTCTTTCTTAATATTATTTTCAATTAATACAGGAGCAACATTCTCACCACCACGAGTAATCAGAAGTTCTTTAATTCTCCCAGTAATAGTTAAGAATCCATCTTTATCCATATAACCAACATCACCAGTATGATAAAATCCATTATTATTAATTGTTTCAGATGTCTTTTCTCTTTTATTAATATATCCCATAAAAATATGTCTGCCTTTAATAATAATTTCACCATTACCTGTTTCATTTGGACAATCAATCAGAACTTCTTCTCCTTGAAATGCTTTTCCACAAGAAATTCTCTTTTGAGAATATCCAGGAACATTTCTCATATACATTCGAAAATTAGTTGGTAAGTTAAATGTAGCTGGACCACAACATTCTGAAGCACCATAAAGATTCATTACTGGAATATCAAGACTAGCAAAATAATCAAGAATTTTATCAGAAATTGGAGCAGCACCAGTCATAAAAATTTTTACAGCATCTAAACCAAGACCAATTTTTACATTATTAAAAACAATATAATCAGCCAAATTATACCAGTAAGGAAGTTCTGTTTTATTTTCACGAGCAATAGTTGCCTCTTTTCCAATTCTCTTAGCCTTTCTACCAATCGCTTTCTTTAAACATCCACTATGAGCACCAATTGCTACCATTTTTTCATTAAATTTTTCCCAAACACGAGGAACACCAAAGAAAATTGTTGGTCTAACTGATACTAAAGTATCTTTTAAACTACCTTTTAATGCATCAGGACGAGCAAAAGTAACATGAGAACCAGTAAACATTGGAAGATAAAAATCTAATGCTTGAGCGGCAATATGACTTAAAGGAAGATAACTTACAATTCTTTCACCAGTACTTAACTGAAAATCACGAACAACAGAGGTAGCAACCCAACAAATATTATCATGACTAATCATCACGCCTTTAGGATATCCAGTTGTACCACTAGTATAAATAAGAGAATGACATCTCCAAGGAGATAATCTCTCCATTCTTTCAGATAATTCTTTATTAATTTCCTTACTTTGACCCTTCTTAATAAAAGACCACCAAGAATAGACAGGAATAGCAGATTCAGACCAATGGGCGTCTAGTTTATCATATTCATTCCACATAATAAATGCTTTTACTTTAGATACTAGTTCATTTACCATAGTTTTATATTTATTCAATTGTTTTAGATTGTCTACAATAATAATTTGAGCATTACAATCATCAATCATATAATTACAAATTTCAGGGAGATTACTAGTATAAACACCAGATGAAATACCACCAGCCATTATAGTAGCAAAATGAGATACAGCCCATTCATAAGAGTTAAAACCTTGAATCATAACACTAGAATATTCATCTAAATCATGATGAATTAAAGCACAAGCAAAGTTATTTATATCTTGGGCAAATTGTTCCCAAGTTTTAGTTACTTTGACGTTACCTGTTTCATAAGTATATGCTGGATTATTACCCCATTTAGCAACTGTATTTTCTAAGACAGTTTTTAGATTAGTTGGTTCAATATTATCTTCTACTTGTCTTTTAATTTCAACTCTAGGATCTGAAGTCCATATCAAATTTTCCCCAAATAAAAGTTCGGACGATTGGGAATTATCTTCTTTTTCTTCACCAATATCAATTTTTAATTCAACTTGTTTATCAGTCATTTTTATTATATTTATGTATTAAAATGGTATACTTAAATTAATTTATTTTTATTATATTTATGTAAACAAATTAATTTTAATTTTATTTTTAATAATTTTCTTTAATATTTTTAATAATCTCTGTTGTAGATCTGCTAAAATTATATGGTATTTCTTGAAATTTATCTTTTATTTCTTTAAAAAATTCTTTTTGTTTTTCAGCATCTTCACGATTAGCAAAACCATGAACTACTAAATCAATATTATTATCTTCTAAAAATTGTGGAGTTATAATTAATGGGGCTGGAAAAATAATTTTATCTACATAACGAGTTGATAAAATCATTTCACAACGATGATTTTCATTAATAATTGGTTTTCTTTTGTAATCAGTTGCATCTTTATCATTTATAATACCAATTATTAATTTGGAATTAGGATATCTTGTTTTGATATATTTATATGCTCTTACATGGCCAACATGAAATAAATCAAAAATTCCATCAAGATAAATATACATAAATGCAAATATTATATAAATATATACAACTTATTAATTATATACTATTACTTTATTCAAAAATAAGTTCTTATTTAAAAATATATCACACTCAACAATTAATGGACCTTAAAAATCTCAAAACAGGGGATATATTATTAGTATCTTCCCATTTATCTTGGAATCCAATCAGTTTATTTGGGTTATTAATAGAATGGTTTACTGGAAGACCTTATTCACATATTGGTATGATATTAAAAGACCCAACTTGGATTAAACCAGATATGACTGGTTTATATTTATGGGAATCATCTTGGCATAGAACTCGTGATCCTCAGGATGATAAAATTAAACTTGGGGTACAAATTACTCCATTAGAGGAAGTTTTAAGTGAAAGAAGATGTACTTTTTACATAAAACAACTAAAAACCGGTAGAGAAAAATTAACTATTCCCGTTCTAAAAAAAATACATAAAATTGTTTATGAAAAACCATATGACTTACATCCACTTGATTGGTTAGAAGCATATTTAAGAAAAGATTTTGGAACTAGAAAACACGATCGATTCTTTTGTTCATCATTAGTTGCTTGTATTTTTACAGAAGCGGGTATATTAGCAGCAAATACAGATTGGTCTATTATTAGACCAAGTGATTTTGATGATAAAGATATACTTGAATGGATAGATGAATATCCATTAGACGAATTAATTCAAATAAATTAATAAAAATTTATTTAAATATATACATCATTATTAATAATATTAATAACAATGTTTGTATCAATATTGATACCATTATATAATGGAGTTGAATTTTTAAAAGAAGCCATTACAAGTATAAGAAATCAAACTTATCAACAATGGGAAGTTATTATAGGAATCAATGGCCATCCAAAAAATTCTGATACATATTTTCAGGCAAAACTTTATGAAAATCATAAAATTAGGATTATTGAATATGATACAAAAGGAAAACCAAAAACATTAAATAAAATGGTTGAAGATGCTTCATATGATATAATATGTTTATTAGATGTTGATGATAAATGGCTATCTACTAAATTAGAAAAACAAATTTCTTTAAAATCAAAATATGATGTAATAGGAACGGCATGTCAATATTTTGGAACAAGAAATGATATACCTAAAATTCCATTAGGAGAAGTTGATACAAGATATATCTTTAGAGTTAATCCAATTATTAATTCTTCTTGTATGATTAATAAAAAAGATTCTTTCTGGAATGATGAATTTATTGAAGATTATGATATGTGGTTTCGATTAGTTTTTGAAAAAAAAACTTTCTACAATGTCCCTGAAGTTTTAACTCTACATAGAATACATCCAGCAAGTCATTTTAATAATAGTAATCATAATTTTCTTCCCAATTTAATAAACAAATGGAAAAAAAAATTTGGGGTTTAGATGAAAGGATATTTTTCTTTTAATAATTTATATACAATCAATTATGAGTGTAGATGAAAAAGTACTAGATTTTTTTAGAAAAAAGGCAGAACAAATTATAGAAAGAGAACATCGTGATGAAATTTATAAAATAAAAACTAATATTTCTAAAAGACAAAGTCAACTTATGGATAAAGAAACAAAAAATCTTGAAAAAGAATGGGAATATGAAAATGATAGTATAAGAGGAGAATTTAAATTATTATTAGAACAATCTCTCAACAGACATACTGAAGAATATGAAAAAGCATTAAGACTGCTTGATTCAGAAACTAAATCAGGATTTATTTTCAAGGAAGATTCTGTATTAATATCCCATATAAATGAAAAAAATTATTTAATAAAAAGTGAATATGACCGTGCTTGTAGAGATATAATAAGAAATCAGCAAAATAAATTAAGAGCATGGAAACAACAAAAACGAAAAGAAAAAGCACAATTTGTATGGAAGAATAAATTATCACAAGAACAATTAAAAAAAAAATTAACACAAGAAAATCAAGATACATTTGAAAGAGTTTTTAGAGAAATTGAAATAAAAAGACAAGATATTTTAAAAAAAGCAATGGATTCTATTACAGTTCAATTTACTCAAAAGCAAAAAACAGAAATAGAATTATTTCAGGAAAATTGGAATAGAAATAAAGAAGATAAAATTTATGCTATCATAGAAGATACAATTAGAAGAGATAAAGAAAGAATTATTGGTTCTACTGGAAGAAATCTTTCAACTGAAGTATTTGATATTCATACAGTATTTCAAGAAAGAGTTGATAATGAATGGAATGTACATAGAACAAAATTACTTAATTCAAAACTATTATATATTGAATCAATGACTGAGGCTAATACATATAAAATTAATAAGAAATATGAGGTAATTATTGAAGATAAAATAAAAAAATGTAATGATAATTTAAGAATAGATTTAAAAAATATAGAGAATAAATATACCAAACATTACGATTCAATAATTACTAATTATAAAAATGGAATTATAAAAGAATTAGAGTCTCAAGAGGTTAAAATAGAAACATTTTCAAGTCAATCAGATTATGAAAAATTAAAAAGAGATGCGAATAGAGGTCGCAGAAATTTAATAAGAAATAGACAAAAACAATTAAGAAATATTACCTCAGCAACAATCGATTTATTACCAGAACATATAAAAAGTCAATTAAAAACATTTGATATCCAAATAACAAATGAAAAAAATAGAACTCAAAGTCAATACGAAAAACAAATAGTTGAAATAAAACAATTTTATGACGAATGTAGAATCAAAGAAGCAGTTGAAGATAGAGCAAAAATTGAAGGAATCGAAAAAAAAAAAGTCATAACAGAAGTAGATTCTTTAGAACAAGAGTGGAAAAGTAGTAAAAAAGAGGCAAGTTTATTATTAAATAAAGTAAAATATAATGATCATCTTGAAACAAAATTATTAGAGCAAAATCAACTTCTATCACAAAAAGAGGAAATTATTTCTGATTTAAAACAAGATATTTATATGAAAAAAATAAAGATTAATGAATTAACAGAAAAAGTTCGAAAACAAACTGAAGAATTAGATAATTTAAAAGAAGAAAAACAGTTTTTGAAAAAATTCAAAGAAAAATATCTTGAAGTTCAAGCAACAAAGAAAAAGAAGAAAAAACCAACAAGAGGTGTATGGGGTCGTCATACTATTATTGATGAACCAAAAACAATAGAAGATTTTCAAGAAATTGAGAAAAAATTATTAATGAAATCTGTATTAAGAGAAAAAGGACCAATTTTTGCACATGTATATAAATGTAATGGTATTTATCGTGATGAATCTGATTTAGAAATTCTTTTTAAAGCAGATCGACAAGATATTATTAATATTAAATATGAATACAAATTTAATACATTTTCAATTAAATGTTTTGGTAGTAAAATAAGTCTTCCATTTGCTTTTGAAGTAAATAAATTCTTTTGTATTAAACTTAAAATAGTAAATAAACTTTTATCAGTTCAAATTGATGATGGTAATTTAGGAAGTTATGATATTCCAGATGATGGTTTATTAAATCAAATTATTATTAGATTAAAATCAAATAAATCAATATTTTATCATCATTTTATAAGAGGAATGGAATAAATTTATTGTTTATTAATATATGAATTTTAATTTTAATATAGCATATTGTTGGGATAAAAGTTTACATAAAGGTATTACTCAATTAGATAAATATTATAAAAACTCTGATTATTATAACAGTTTAGTTGACGGAAAACCTGATAGAGATGAATTTATTTATGCTGGTATTCTTGGAAATTCTCATTTATATTTTCAATTAGCACCAGGAAGATTTGGTTTTGATAAAATAGAAAAGACTACTAGACCTTGGAATAAAACACACGGAAAATATTGTGCTTTAATCGGAAATGTTATTTCTCGTAAATTAAAGTATCCAATCGACCAAGAAAAAATACTATTATGGAGAGGATATATAATTAAACCAAATACATTTCCTTATTTTAAAAGTCATTTCTTAATTATGTCAAGTGATTTTGATTGTCAAAATTTATCAATAAGAGGTTCTCAACAAATCGTTAATTTAGAGCCTAGAGTATTACTTGATATGTTTGACTTTTATGAATTAAGAAAACAACAAGGATTTTTATTTTATAATGGTTTAATTGGTAATAGTCAATTACAATTTCACTTCCATTATACTACTAAAAAAAGTATATTAAAAAGAATACTGAATGATATTAAATCAATGGAATATAAAAATTTTAAAACCAAAATTGGTACAAATATTACAACATTTAAAAGTGATAAATGCCCATGTTATAATGGAACAGTATTCTATGGTAATAAAGAACAAGTCGCAAAAGATATATTTATTTTTGTTAAAAGAGTTAATGAAATAAAATATAAATATAATATTATTATTATTCCAACTAAAAATAAGAAAAAATTTCAAGCAATTGTTTATATTAGACAACATGTTGGTAAAGATGTGAGAGATGAAATTACCGCATTTGAAGATAGTGGAGCAAATTATGGAAATTTTGTCTTAAAAGAAGTAGATGATAAATTACTTGAGAGTGGATTATTGGAAGAACAATTATTTAAATATTGTAAAGCATCTTATGTCAAAAGTAAAAAAAAATATTTTGATTTGTAATCTAAAATTGAAATAATTAAATAATAATAAATTAATATGACAGAACCCAAGATAAAAAAAGGGGATATTTCTTCTAAAATTTTACGAAAAATTTTAAGGGAATCTAAACAATTTGATAGTATTTTATCTTCTTATTTCACTTTAAATGGTAATATAAATTTAGAATCAAAGCAAATTAAGAAAAATAAAAATAAAAGAAAGAATGCATATACTGTATTTAGTTCAAAATTTAGAAGTCAAATTAAACAAGAAAATTCAGATAAAACTTTTGGAGAAATTAGTAAAATTATTGGTGAAAAATGGAATAATTTGAGTAAAGATGAAAAGAATAAATATCGTAATGAAGCATTAATTTTAAATAAGCAAATTCGTAATGCGTCTATAGAAAATACTATAGAAATTACTGAAAATACTACTGAAAATATAGAAATAAAAAATATATTATTTGAGAAACATTTTAATAAATTAATTCAAATATTTCATAATATTCTATTTGATATTATTCTAAAGGATATTTCTGAAAAACATGATATTAATATACAAGATTTAGTTAAAGTAATTCCATATAATAACAAAAAATATAAAAAGAATGCTTACACTATTTTTAGTTCAGAAAATAGAAAAATTATTAAGCAACAAAATCCTGAAAAAAGTTTTGGAGAAATTAGTAAAATTGTTGGAACAATGTGGAAAAATATCCCACAAGAAGATAAAAATAAATATAAATCTAAAGCAGAAGAAGAGAATAAACAATATGAATAATATCTATTATTCAAAATAAATATCTAATATATTTATATATTGAATATGGCCTACAGTAGTAATCCATCTGAATTAGAATCTAAAAAATATTTACAAGTTCTTGATAAACATATTGTTGGTGGCGCTAAAAGAGGAAGAAAACCAGTTGATAATAAAATTTTCTTAAAATATAAAAATAATACAAGTATCACTAGAATTGATGAAGATATTTGCAAAAAAATGACCCTTAAACAATTAAGACAAACCGCTTTATATAAAAAATTATACTACGATCCTAAAGGAAGACCAGCAAGTTCTGGCAAACAAGGTTCTCGTTTTGGAAACAAATCTTATTTAAATAAAGCACAATTATGTAAATACTTAAGCAATCCAAAACAATACGAAGCAGATTTAGATAAAGCATATAAAATTAGTAATAGATCTGGACCACGTGTCAGAAGAACTAGAGCTGGTGATTGTATCCCAAAAACTAGAGTCCCAACTAATAGCAAATGTAATGCAAATGGTGAATTTAAATTTGCTGGTGAAACTAGTTCTGGAATTAAATGCTGTTATAAGAAAAAACAAGGAAATAAATCTTCTACTAGACAAAGAAAAATTAATTCTGGCAATATATCATTAAAACAAACTATTAAATCTGTTATCAAAAAAAATTCCGCTGAAGTTCTTTCTTACTTATCTTCAGCATTTGGAATTAATACCCAAGCAGATTTAGACCGTTATCTCAGTTCTGGAAACAGATTCCTCAAAAAAATGGATAAATATAACGCAAAAAATCCAAATGCTCTTAAAAAAGTTAATTATACTATTATTAGATCAGCAATAGAATCTTTAATGTAAATTTCTATACAATATATTATTTATACTAACTAGAAATTTAAACTTCTTTTTCATCTTCTTTTTTTTCATCTTCTTTTTTTTCATCTAAACTAGATACATCAAAGTTAATAAATTCATCCAATTTGGATTTAATATCAACAGAAGTTCCAGACCATTTATGAAATGCTTTTCCATCTTTCATTAAAATAAAAGTTGGTAGAGAACTTGGACTAAAAAAATCCGTAAGTTCTTCACTCTCATCTATATCAACCTTTAAGAAAATACAATCAGTATATTCTTTAGATAATGCTTCATATACTGGTTTTATTCCTTTACAAGGACCACACCATGTTGCAGAAAAATCAATAATAATTAAATTAGATGGAAAATTTTTAGCAATTTTCTCTAATTCATCAATTGTGGTAATATCGACTACTCTATGTTCTTCACTTGCCATTTTATAATTATATTATATATATTTTATTAATTCTATTTTTATATACGCACAATACTTATTAACTGTATCTAGTTGTTATATCACCAAACCAATCTGATTTATATTCATCACAATTTATAATTATACTTCTTGTTTGAGTGTATTCATGATAGGCATCTATACCGTTTTCTCTACCTATACCACTTTCTTTTGTTAAACCACCCCAAGGAGAAGAAGGATCATTTTTATGATGATCATTTACCCAAATTATACCAGAATCTATTTTTTGTGCTACAGTATGAGCACGAGATAAATTATTTGTCCAAATAGAACATCCTAAACCATATTTTGTACTATTTGCTAATTTTATTGCTTCTTCTTTTGTTTTAAAAGAACAAATAGCAACTACTGGTCCAAATAATTCTTCATGGAATATTATATTTTCATGATCACCTACAATAACAGTTGGTTCGTAATAATTACCTTCCTTTAATTTTTCATATTTTCTACCACCACATAATAATTTTCCACCTTCCTTCAAAGATTTCATAACAATTTTATGAATATAATCTAATTGTTTTGAAGTTATAACTGGACCCAAATGTGTTTTTTGATCAAAAGGATCTCCTAGAATTAAATCTTTTGCCTTTAATACAAATTTATAAACAAATTTATCAAAAATACTTTCTTCAACTAAAATACGAGTTCCAGCAATACAGGTTTGACCTGAAGCAATAAATGTACCAAATAATGTTCCATTTACAACATGCTCTAAATCAACATCATTAAAAACAATCATTGGAGACTTACCACCTAATTCCGCAACATATCCACATAAATTATCACCAGCAACTTTACCAATAATTCTTCCTGTTTGAGGACCACCTGTAAAATCTATCTTTGAAATTAACTTATTTTTTATTAAATAACTACCTGTTTCCCCATCACCTAAAACAACATTAAAAATATTATCTGGTAATCCAGCTTCTTTACATATTTCTGCTAATTCTATTATTGAATTTGGTGCCAATTCAGATGGTTTTACTATTACTGAATTACCAGCAGCTAAAGCAGGTGCTAATTTCTTTATTGTTATCAATAAAGGATGATTCCAAGGTGTTATTTGACATACTACACCAAGAGGAACTCTTTTAACATAGTTTAAATAATTTCCATTAAAAGGTTTTATACTATCTTCATGAACTCTTATTAAAGAACTATAATATTCAAACCATTCAGGCAATCGTGATAATTGTAACCTCATTTCTCGCAAAGGTCTACCTATTTGTTCTGTTTCCATTATAGCTAATCTATCTAAATGTTTTCCTAAAACATTTCCAATATTTCGTAAAACATTTGATCTAAATCTAATATCATTTTTCCAAATACCAGATTTATAAGATTTATAACTTTGTTCAACTACATCATTTACATCTTTTTCATTACATTTTATAAATTCAGAAATTTTCTTATTATTGACAGGACAAATTATTGAAATCGTTTTCTCATTTTTTAATAATTTTGTTATTCTTTTTCCATTTTTAAAAGCACTAATCATATTATTTTCAGCCATTTTAGATATAATTATTTATTTATTCTTAATTAAATATTTACTATTACTTATGATTAAACAATGACTAATTATACTAAATACTTAACAAAAACGGGAAAACTAAGATTAAATTTTATTGGATTAGGTAAAATGGGTAATACTATATGTAACAATTTACTTGATAATATAGATTATTCATTATTAGGTTATGATCCATATACTACACAAGATGTAAAAATTGAAACTACAACAAATTTACTTGATTTTACTAAAGAACCAAGTATTATATTTTCATCATTACCAAATGATACTATTGTTGAAAAAATTTTTATAAATGATTCTCTTGCTGGAAACAAGGCTTCGCCTTTGACAAGTTTATTAAAACCAAATTCTATACATATCAGTTTATCTACAATATCTCCTAAACTAGCAAAATCTTTATCGAAAATACATGAAGAATATTCTAGTCATTTTATTTCTGCTCCAATATTCGCAAGACCAGATGGATTAGCAAAAAAAGAAGCATATATTCCAATTGCTGGTAATATTGATATAGTATCTTTAATTAAACCAATTCTAGAAAAAATTTCAACAAAAGTTATTTATTTTGGAAAAGAACCAGAAAAAGCAAATGTTGTTAAATTATGTGGTAATTTTCTAATATGCTCCGCAATTGAATCTATGAGTGAAGCCTTTAATTTAGCAGAATCATATGATATTGATAGAACAGAAATACATAAAATGTTATCAGAATCAATATTTGATTGTTTAATTTATAAAGGTTATGGTCATAGAGTATCAAACCATGATCATAAACCTTATGAAAACGCTCATTTTGCTTTAGATTTAGGGCATAAAGATATGATCTTAACTAAAGATGCAGCTAAAGATGCAAATATTAAAATGCCTGTATTAGATATTTTAGATGAGAAATTTAAAAAAGCAAAGAAAAAAAACTTTAATAAATTAGATTGGTCTGCTATTTCACTTATTTAGATTTATTAATCTCATCTTCTATTAAATTAAATAATAAATTTATTCTATTTACTTTTTCACCTGTTTCTTCATTAGTAAAAACTGGAAGTATTGAATTATTACTAATTGCTTTTAAATTTTTTGTCTTATCATTTGAGATAATATTATAAATATTTTTCAAAATATAATGATAATGTTCTAATCTTTGATCTTTTAACATAATTAAAACAAAACTTAATGATGTTGAATTCCATATACCGAAATCATATGTATGATCAATATCTTCCAAAGGTTTTAATTGATCTATTAAATTTTTTAAACTTAAATTTTCATAACACGATAAACACATTTTTATTTCTTAGTTAGTATTATTATATAATGGTTAAAACAATTTCTAATAAAAATTTAAACAAAAAATTAGATGAACAAAATAAAACTTTAAAAACTAAAACTAATTATTTAAATCGTAAAATTAATAAACTTTCAAAATTAATCACTGTAGAGATGGGAGATCAAATTGAGGATATATCTTCTATGGAATTATTTACTAAATATTATTCGAGTCCTGCTTTTTGGTTAGATTCTTCTATTAAATGTTATATTACTTATTTTACTACATATTTTATAAGTAAATTAATCGGAAAAGGTTTTGATAAATTCGCTGACCTTATTGATTCACATCCAGAAGAAGATATAGATGATAATGATAAGATAATTGGATATAAAAATGTTATTATTTGGAAATGTTTTCTTGAACTTTTTTTCTTACTTTGGGCAACTATGTTATTTAAACATATATGGGCAAAGATTCTTAAAGAACTATTCGATAAATTTGATTTATTTGATACTGACTTATCAACTATCTCATGGGGTCTTGCTTCTTGGGGTATTACTTTAGGTATATTAATTGGTACTGACAGAATTAAATTATTATTTAATGCAATTATGTATAATATATTCAGAGTAATGTAATTCAGTAATTAAGTTTAAAATTGAATATCTGATTAGTTAATAAATTGAAAATGTTTTATTTTATTAAAATGTATGGACTTCATTTGGAAGGAGTTCTTGAAAAATTATGGAGAACTGAAATTCAAGATGATGTTAGTAATAAAGAAATGAAAGAAATAAAATTTGATTATATTTATAAACCTTTTTTAAACTCTTTTAAAGATTTTAAAAAAGATATAAAAAATTATAAAGAATTAACTGATAGTAAACTGAAAGTTGATAACAGCAAATTAGGTTATATTATTATAGAAATAGTTGATTCTTGTAAGAGAATGATTGAAGATGTTATCAAAGATGAAATTAATGAAAAAATTACAGATTACGAATTAGAAGAATATTATGAGAAATATATTGATATGGATTCGTTTTCTAAAGTATGTACATTCTATGATTTATTTGGAGATGTTTCAGATAATGATATATAAAAATAAAATTTAAAATCGATATATAAACAATTTACACATAATTATAAAAATCATGAGTGAACAAAAAAAAATTCAAGATGTTAATAATATGTTAGATACTTGTAAAATTATATCAGGTAAATTTGGGGATGTTGGAAAAACTTTAATCGCAGATATGGCTGATGTTGGAAAAGAATCTGTCAAAAAGGAAATGGAGGAAAGTGAATGGTTTTACTCAAATCAAGCACAGGATACGGAAAATGCATTAGCCCACTTTTTTGCTTCATTTGGTGGATTTTATTATCAAGATTTACATGATGATGAAATTCATGGTTGGTTAAAAGAAGAATAAATTTACTTTACTAGGATAGTGGGTCTGAACCACTAGAATTTATATATAAAAACAGGGACTGGATTTATAATAATTCAAATTGATGATTTTTTGGATTTTTAAGTAATGTAATTTTCATAGTATCAATCCAAACTTGTTGTTTTTGTTTTTCACCAAGTTGATCAAATGCAGTAGATGATGGGGAAATATTCATTTCAATTAACCAAGGTTTTAAATTCTTATCAACTATAATATCAATACCAAATAATCCTACTTTAACATTTTTTTGTAATTTAGATACAGTACATATTTTATCTTTTAATGCAATTGCTACAACTTTTAATAATCTATGAATATTATAAAATAATTCATCTCCATCAACATTAGTATTTTTAAAATATTTTTTTAATTGGACTAAATTTCTTGGATGTTCTTTCAAAAATTGTTTAACATTATCAATTGGGATGGAACTGAACCAATAAGCATTAGCAACAACATTTTCATAGGTTAAATTATTAGGATCAAATTTATCTTTGGCAAAAAATACACCACCTTGTTTGTGTAGATATAATTCTTTTTTACCACCTTTACATTTGACAAATAAAAATAATCTAACTTTAAATGTTCTTTCTTTAATTAAGAGTGGTTCAATAAATCTTTGAATTATTGTTACTGGATATTTTAAGGTTTTATCCATAATTTTTTTCTTAATCTCGTCCATATTATTATATACAAAAATACCTTGTGCGTTTTCTTCTTCAGTTTTAAGTAAATAATAATTGTCTTTTTTAAAATCTTTTTCAAAATATTTCCATTCATCATTATAAATAGCATAACTAGGAGGCATTATTTGACCTGCTTTATATCTACCTTTCCAATTAACTAATGCCATCCATAATTTATGTTTACGATTTAAATAATCAACACCTGGAATAACATTTAAAATCATATTTGGACGATAATTTTTATTAACAAATTCAGTTAATTCATCATCAGAGTACCAATATGGTATATAAAAACTACAATTTTTTGGATTTTTTGTATATTGTATATTCATGTTAGTGAATAATTTTTTAAGTCTATCATTAATACCTTCTTTGGAAGACTTACACCATTTTAAATTTTTTTCTCTAATTTCATTACTTTCTGTTTTTGTCATTTCTGCTTTACTATATTTAAGTAATGATTCAGTACCTGGAAATGGTTCAATATAAAATGTTAATTTTTCTTTTTTATTAAATAATACTAAAAACAAAATAGCAAGCAATATTAACTCAATTGTGTGTGAAAAAGAATTCATTTACTATTAAATTAAACAAAGATTTTAACTTTTTCAAAATTAATTTAAATTACAATCAAACTTTGTCATTTCTTTTACTAAATCCTGAAAAGAATATTCTCTGACCCAATTTAATTCTCTTCTTGCTTTACTTGGATCACTTAATAAGATATCAACTTCAGCTGGTCTATAATATTTGGGATTTACTTTTATTAAAATATGCTCGTTTTCTTCATTATATCCAACTTCATTTATTCCAGAATCTCTCCATTTTATATTAATATTTACAATTTTAAATGCTTCTTCAACAAATTCTCTTACTGAATGACATTCTCCAGAACCAATTACATAATCATCTGGTTTTTCTTGTTGTAAAATTAACCACATTGCTTTAACAGCATCTTTCGCATGAAACCAGTCTCTTTTAGCATTTAAATTACCTAATTCTATATATTCAATCTCCCCTTTTAAAATTTGATTAATACCTCTTGTAATTTTTCTAGTAACAAAAGTTCCTTTTCGCCTTGGCGACTCATGATTAAATAAAATTCCAGAACAATTAAACATATCATACGACTCTCTATAATTTTTCATTATCCAAAAAGCATATAATTTTGATACACCATATGGCGAACGTGGATAAAATGGAGTTTTTTCTGTTTGAGGTATTTCTTGAACTAAACCATATAATTCTGATGTTGCTGCATTATAAACTCGAACTTTATCTTTCATATTACTTGCAATAATACCATCTAATAAATAAAGAGTTCCTAAAGCATTCACTTGAGTTGAATATCCAGGTAATTCAAATGAAACTTTTACATGAGATTGTGCTGCTAAATGATAAATTTCTAAAATATCATCATTTGTAATATCTTTTTTTATTTTATTTAAAATAGATACTAAATTACAAGGATCTGTAACATCTCCATAAAATAATTTTATATTATTAAAAATATGATCAATTCTCATAGTATTGAAATTAGACGAACGCCTAATTATCCCATACACATTATAATTTTTTTCAAGTAAAAGTTCTGATAAATAACTTCCATCTTGTCCATTTATACCAGTAATAAGTGCGAATTTCATCTTTTAATAATATTATAAAATTATTCTTATTATAAAAATAATTTTATAGTATTTACAAAATTAATATAATTTTATCCCTTCATTTAAACTTTTTTTGGAGTTTTGATGAAGTGTGGAGAAAGATAAGTTTGAAGATTGAAATAGGAAAGATTTTGTTTTGGTTCAAGGAGTTTTCTTAATTGAGTAGCCCATTTGGAACGGTTATCGGATTTGGGAAGAGTAGTGTTAATGTATCTGTTATCCATCTTTTTGATTCCTCCTTTTCCTTCAACCAACATACCTTGAAGGCTGTGTTCTTTGATGAAAGCATTAATTCTGCGGGTGACATCAGTTCTTGGAAGCAAAGAACCTTCTTCAACACCTAAAAATTTAGCAAGATCGTTGGTGATTTTAGTTGGTTTGTTGAATCCAGATGGATTGGTTTTTTGGTTTCCACCACGACGTTTTCCGCCTTTTGGTTTTTTGTTTAAAACTCTGAGTCTTTTGTTTACTCTTTTGTGGAGAGTTTTGAAAGAACTGAGGACACCTCTGGTATCAGCAACGAGGGTTTTCATAGAATTAATGGTAGTGTTGAATTCAAGATCAATTTTGACATCTTCATCTTCAACAAGTTCTTTAGCGACTGCTCTGACAACTGCTTTTATAACTGCTTCTTCTGCTTCTTTTTTAATTTCAACTGGGGTTTCAACTGGGGTTTCAACTGGGGTTTCAACTGGGGTTTCAACTGGAGTTTCTTCAACAACTTTTTTTGTTGCTTTGGTTGTTTTTTTAGTTGACTTTTTTGTAGTTTTAGTTTTAGAAACTTTAGATTTCGGCGCTTTAGATTTCGAAGCTACTTTTGGAGTTTTAGTCTTACGACTAGTTTTTTTAGTTTTAGATACTTTTGCGGCTGGCATGTTTTATAATTATATTTTATAATTTAATAAGAATGTTTTAACGCGTTGGTTTAATTTATAAATATTAAACTATGTAATTTCTTATATCTGTTATGGTCTTATTTTTTTTATTTTTATAAATTAAAATAATGGAAAGTTATAATATAATCATTAGACTATAATACAAATGCTATATACTTTCTTAAAATTTCATTACCTATATAATGTTGTTTTTTAAAGAAAATTTTGTTTAAATTTTTAATAGTTCGTTTAATTTATGGATTACATTATCATATTTAATACGTGCGTTTACTTGATATAAATAGTGCGGTTAAATTGACTTAAAATTTTGACAATAAAATATTACATAAATTAACAATGCCGAGAAAAAAAGGTTCTTCTATCAAGACTAATAAAAAAAAAAACTTGAAGAGTGTTAATAATGCTAGAAAATCATTCCCTCGTCAACCATCCCCTTCTAAACCAAAAATAACTCAAACCAAATCAACTAAAGGACAGTCTACTAAACCTAAAAGGATCACGAAACGCAATTGTAAGCAAGATTTACTAATGAATTCATTAGTTGAATTTTTCTCTAAAAAGATAAATATTAAAGTTATATTACCAATCATTGAAAGTAAATCAAATATTTCATTACGATTAATCGATTGGTTTGTTACTAATTATTGTAAAAAAAATACAGTAAGATATTATGTAAAGAAACAAGATAATTCCAGAAAGCAATTTGACGTCCATTTAAATTATAAAACTCAACTTAAATCTTTTTCTAAGAAACAATTTGATCCTTTTCGAAGAGATGAGAGAATTGAATTTGCATATGATACAAAAAAAGGGAAAGAACCAGGTATCTTAATAACTACTGTCGGGCAATTAAATTTTTTCAGATGGGTTATTAGGAATGATATTTTAAAATATATTTCTAAAAATTATGATTCTATTGAAAAAGATATGAATACTATTACTAAAAAAAATAGACAAAAAACTGAAAAATCAAAAAAAATAACTAAAACTGGAGGAATTAACAATCGTAAAAGAAGACAATTATGTGTATCCGCAACTAAATCAATTAATAAACATACTGCAAAATTTACAATCACTTTTAATTAAATTGTCTAGATAAATAAATAGTATTTTAAATTTGAAAATATACTTAAAATATTAAGTATATATTTTTATAATAATGTTTGACTTTAATTCAAAAAAAAAAAATTATGACAAATTTGAAAATATTCAAATTAATATGGAAAGTATTGACGATCCAATTGAACCTATAAAGGATATTTCTTCATCTCCTGAATCAGAAGAAACATCTTGTAGAATATGTTTAGATAATGATAATCCAGAAGATATAATTGTTCCATGTAGATGTAATGGAACTATGAAATACGTTCATAGAGCATGTTTACAAGAATGGAGAATACAAGATATAGATTCTCCAAATTTTAGAAGATGTAATCAATGTTTATATGAATACCAAACTTATGATAATACATCAAAATGTCATTTATGTTTCTCTAATTTTTGTCATTTTATGATTAGAAATCGCTTTCTATTATTTGTAGTAATCCAAATATGTGTTATTGGATTAACTTATATGTATATCGCTATTGATAAAACTGGTGATTTTATTTATTCTAATTTTGGATTATTTCAGGATCTTGGTCCTTTCCAAGAAGCATATGTACTTGGTTTAGCAACATTTATAGGTCCATTATTTATTATTATTGTTATTCATGATATATATATATATCATAAATTCAAATTACGAACATATTTTCATAATTATGCAGGAATTGGTTTATGTCGTTTTACAATATTTATTGGTATTATTGTGGTACTGTTTTTAATTGAATCATTTCTTGGTTCATTAGCATTATCTTATTTACTTGAATCTGTATTAAAACATATGTTACAAAATTACTATAATTCAGCAATTGGTGAATCTAATGTTGTTATTGATTTAAGTGATACTGACTTTGTATAAAGTAATATAAAATTGATTATTATTAATAATTAAAAACATGTTATATATATTATTAAATATAGAACCAAACCAAAAATGAGCAGTAAGAAAAATAATAAATATCATATGCACCCTATGAATTATCAAATTAATCCTAGAAATAAAATTTTACATAAAAGTATTATCAGAAATATTTTAGTTAAACACGATATTTATGATGATATTAATGATTTATCATTATATCAAAGAGCATTAACACACAAATCTTATGTTAATACTAATAATTTTCTATCATCTAATCCAGATTATAATATTCACTATAATAAAAATGTTGTTCCATATCAAAAAAAATCAAATGAAAGATTAGAATTTCTTGGAGATTCTGTTATCGGACAAATTATATGCGAATATTTATATGATAGGTATCCCGAAAAAGATGAAGGATTTCTTACAAAATTAAAAACCAGATTAGTTGATAGAAAATCCCTAGCTAAGTTTTGTAAATATCTTAAAATATCAGAATATATATTGATATCAAATCATATGGAAAATATACATGGAAGAAATACTGATAAAATATTAGAAGATGTTTTCGAATCTTTTATCTGTGCTTTATACAAAGATCTTGGATTTATGATAACAAAACAATTTGTTATTTCAGTTTTAGAAAATACTACTGATTTCGCAAAATTACTATATATTGATATTAATTTTAAAGATAGATTACTTCGTTTTTTTCAAAAAAATGGGTGGGAACCACCTATATATACTGCCGGTGATATGATTGGACCTTCTCATAAAAGAACTTTTACTATGTATGCTAATAGAGTTGTATATGATAAAACTACCAATGAAAAGAAAATCATTGAACAAGAAATTGTTGGAGTTGGGGTTGCTTCATCTAAAAAAGAAGCAGAACAAATTGCTTCTAAAGAAGCACTTAAATATTATGGAGAACTTGGTATCGATGAATATTAAGTCATACACTTTGCTGGATTAGTATTAAATGTAAAGCAACTTGAATCAAATTGATAAATTTGACCTTTAATATCTTTTATATCTGGTGCTTTTATAACTATACAATTACGATTTTTACAAGTTTGTCTAAATAAAGCAGCAAGACCTAACCCCCAGATGATAGAAATTATAACGCTACCTAATTCAGTCTTCATTAAATGAATTAAATTCGCAATTAAACTCATTTTTATTCAGTATATTAATTAAATATATTTTTATTTTCAGTTAACTATTAAAAATTACAGTTCGTTTCATAAGAAATACATATTTATAATATTCACATATAGATAATGACAAAATCAACACCGATTAGTGACTTACCAGACGTAAATAGCGAATTAGTTCAACAAGTTCTTGATGAAGTTGAACTTAGTAAACAACAATCTGAAAGAGATTATGGCTCTCAGCCAACACAAGCAAATATGCCTTATATGCAACCTATACAAACAGAACAAAATATGATGCAACAATTTCCTGTAAATAATATGCAACAATTCCCTATGAATAATATGATGAATAATCAAATGATGAATAATCAACAATTACCATTATTATCTGAATTAGGATTAACAGAAAATAAAAGTAATGATAATGATGAAATCTTTTTAGGTTTTACTTACACTCATCTTAAAAATACAATTGTTGTTCTTGTTCTTTTTTTATTATTACATTTACCTATTACTACCTCATTACTATCACGAGTATTATCATTTATTTCAGATCAAGAAACCGGAGAAATTACCATTCTTGGTGTTTTATTTAAAGGAATTATCTGCACACTTATATTTTTAACTATTACTCGTTTTATTTAATCTTTACATCCACCCAAGAAAATTGATGACCCAAATTCAATAATATTGAAGTACGATGAACACCATCCTCTATTATATATTTATTATCTACTAAAATACACTTTATTATACCCATTTTACTTATACTAAATTCTTTTATTAATTTATTAAATATATCAAAACCATGTTCTAATCCATAACCAGCATATTCACCAGCATTTAACATATAATTTATATAATTTTCTTTATTACCCTTTACATATTCATAATGTGGAGAGTTTTCTACTTTACAAATTATATGTTTTGTCCTACCATTAATACAACAATAACATTTTTCATAATTTGAATTTTCTTTTAATATCTTTCTTCCATTTATATCATAAACCAATTTACAATATAAATTATTTAATAAAATCTTTTCCAAAGTCATTTTATTAAATATATATATTCATTTTGTTAATTACATTTATTTCGGAATTTTTGTAATAAAGTTAGCAAACATATTAAATGTTTTTAATTGATCCCAACATTTCAATTGTGTTGAATTATTTGCTAATATATAGAACATTTTATAATCTTCAATATTTATTTCACTCCCTTCTTGTGGTTTATTAACATATGGATCCATTAAAACTCCAATAACTGAATCAATTTTCTTTTTTTGCCATTTCTTAACCATATTTTCTTGGGCAACCGTTAACATTTTTAAGTTCTTTCCATCCAGAGATTTTAATAAATAATTTTGATTTATATTATGTTCTGTTATTTTATCAGAAAATGTTTTAATTGGCATAAGTTTTTCCATATCATATTTTGCTTGAATTACACCACATAATTCAGAATTTAGTGATTTTATCGTCCTTCTTTTATTATTTTGAGATGTTACACCTTCTATTCCAGAAATATATTTCTCTATTTCAATTAAATTCGAACTTAAAGAAACATTATTATTTTTGCCCCAATCATATGTTGAAAGTTTTTTTAAACCATATTTAGTAACAATATCATTTTCTTCCTTTGTAAGATTTTGTTTTATAGAATTATCATCACCTTCATATGGCCTGATATATCCATTAGGAAATGTATATTTACCAATTGTTTCATTACTCTCTGTATTATATTGCCATGGAACAATATTCTTAACAATATCTGGATATATAATACCACTAATTTCAGAACATTTCTTTAAAATACCATTAATATTTTGATCAATATACCAAGATTCCATTGCCAATGTAATATATCTTTTAAAATCTTCTCTTGCATAATATTTATAAGGTTCTATTTTGAAAAATTTATCTATGAACGCTTTTATTACGTTTTTAGCATCATTTACGAAATTATTATAAAATCTACTCTTTTGTTTTTTCTTTCCTTTTTGTTTTGGATACACTTCTAATTTCTCTGAATGAAATATCATTTTTATCCATCTTTCTTCTCCTTCTTTCGCATGTAGTATGGCTTTCAACTCCATCTCTTGTTCAGAATATTTTGGCCCCGATGTCGACAGTGGTATTCCTTTCTTTTCAAATAATTCAGGCCAGATTGCCTCAAAAAATTTCCCTCCTTCTTCTTGAGCCCTTTCCATTTTTAATTCTTCTTGAGCCCTTTCCATTTTTAAGTCCTTCTCCTTCTGCGTCTGCGAGTCCTTCTTCTTCTGCGAGTCCTTCTTCCTTCGAGCGCTTCTTCTTCGAGCCCTTTTCTCCGAGCCCTTCTCCTTCTGCGAGTCCTTCTTCCTTCGAGCGCTTCTTCTTCGAGCCCTTTTCTCCGAGCCCTTCTCCTTCTGCGAGCGCTTCTTCTCCGAGCCCTTCTTCTTCTGCGAGCGCTTCTTCACATTCCACAATAATTCGTTGTACAAATTTTCATCATACTTTTCTTTTAATTGTTCAAATGTGAGTGATTTAAGAGCAGTTCCTGTTAGAAATTTCTTCCATAATATATCTAATTCTTTCATTATTTGAGCCTTTACATTTTGTGGAAGGGTGGAAAAATCTTGAATTATTCTTTTTTTCTCTCGTTCCTTCGGGTTATCATTAGCAGTACCATCAAGTTTTATAAAAACTTTTCCAATTTTCTGTGATATCTGTTCTTTTGCCTCTTTAAGAAATTGTTTTTTTGCTGACGGA